TCCTCCGCGAATTACAGGCAGAGGCTGCCCGGATGGACCGGCGTGGCGGCGGCTCTAGTTGGAAGACAGCCCTCGACACAGAGCATCGTGTCCGGGCTATCATGAACGAGGTCGAGGCTGCCGGGTACCTGCTCGACGTTGCGACTGCGTCTGCCCTTGTCGCCCGGCTGACAACCGAGATCGCCGAGATCGAGGTTGACGTACTTGCCGAGACTCCGCCGATACCCAAGCCGAAGCGTGTCGTCCAGCCCCGGTACAAGAAGGATGGCAGCCTGTCCACCATCGGACTACGCCATCTGGGGGACGACTGGGAGTGTTGTGGGGGAGACCACACGGCAATCGACTGGGTGGTCTTCAACCTCGGCTCCCGTCAGCAGATCGGGGAACGCCTGATCCGGGAAGGCTGGAGACCGGAACGGTTCACCGAGCATGGTCAGCCGATGGTTGACGAGGGGACGCTGTCCGGTATCGACCTGCCGCTTGCCCGGAAGATCAGCCGGTATCTGCTGCTCCAGAAACGTGTATCCCAGATCACGTCGTGGATCGACAAGGTTGACAACGATAGCCGTGTCCGCTGCCACTACATGACACTGGGTGCTATCACGCACCGCATGTCGTGCAACACCCCCAACCTCCAGCAAGTCCCCGGACCACAGTCCGAGTACGGGTCGGAGTGTCGGGCTGTCTGGACTGTCCCGGCAGGTCGTCAGCTTATCGGTACCGACCTTGCAGGTATCGAACTGCGCTGCCTTGCCCATTATCTCAACGACCAGAAATACACAGAGGAACTGATCCATGGCGACGTTCACACAAGAACTCAGGAACTTGCTGGACTCCCTGACCGTGCTGGAGCAAAGACTTTCACGTACGCGCTGCTTTACGGGGCAGGAGATGCCAAGCTGGGAACAATTGTCGGAGGAGGAGCAGCAGATGGCGCTGCTATTAGGGCAAGGTATCTCCGTAACATGCCATCATTTGCTAACCTACAGCGGTCAGTTACCACAGCCGCCCGGACAGGGTTCATCCGGGGGATCGACGACCGGGTTCTCCGGATCAGGTCGGAACACGCTGCACTGAACACGCTGCTCCAGTCCTGCGCTGCTGTCGTTGCCAAGCGGTGGCTGATCAGGATGTACGAACTGATGGCCGAATCAGGACTTGACGCGACTATCATCGCCATGATACACGACGAACTCTGCATCGAGGCAGCCGGGTCTGTCGATCCGTCCGTCATCGGTGAGATGTCAAAGACTGCTGTCCGTCAGGCAGAGGCAGACCTTAACTTCAACTGTCCGCTCGACTGCGACTGGAAGGTTGGACACAACTGGAGTGAAACACATTGAGGAATACGCTGACAGAGGAAGAGACCAAGACAGCAACAGAAGTTGGTCTCGCCAGATATACCAGCAGCCGACGCCACGGGGTGACGGACAGGCTTGTTGCCAACCTGTCTACCGATGGCAGAAAGTGGTCCGACATCTGGGGTGCACGGGCTGAACTCTGGTTCTCCATCATCAGCGGCCTGCCGTGGACTGGACGGACATCGCTGGTGGCGGACGTGGGTGACGACATCGAGGTTAAGACGACAGAGTACAGGGACGGACATCTGATTGTCAGACCGAAAGATCATAAAGATGATCCGACGGAGTATATCCGGACTCATACCTACGTTCTTATAACTCACGACCGAAAGTCCGGCACGTTCAATTATGCTGGATACATTCACGGGGCTGACGCTATGGACGACCAGTACTGGCATCCGGGCGATGCTTGGTGGGTACCACAATCTGCTCTTCAGAAGGAGATGCCCAATGTGGATCGTACAGCAGCAGAGTGACGGACTGTGGCGTGACGTCTGCCGGTTCGACGACGAGACAGACGCAGAACTTTACGCCATGCACATGGTTGACACGTACCGGATTGTGTACTACAAAACCGGACACCAGATGGACATTGAGGAGTACCTGTCGTGAAGATTGAAGTTGAACTTCACAGTGACTTTGCGGATGACCTTGTCATTGCCTCCCTGAAACAAAGCCTGTCGTATCTGAGGCATGAGCATGACGAATACATGCGACGCTGCGTCCTCCAGACTTTGTCGTTCTACATGAACTCCGAGGAGTTCGCGACCTTTGAACTCAGTCTGACCGGGGACAACGCCGAGGACATTGAGGAAGCCCTCCGTGTTCAGGCGAAGGAGATTGAACTAGACAGCACCTATCCGCCGGATGCACCGTCTGACTTCCCGAAGGAAGATACGCTGGAGTGGAAGGCTGCCGAGGAAATCCGACGACTCCGCCTGATGGTTGACGAACTGACCAATCACAGGTGGGAAGAAAAGATTGTCAACGATTCACGATTTGATGGTTGACATGTGCGGGAGAATCGTCTAGGTTCTCCCCCTGCACGTAACCGGGACTTCGTGCACCCACAAACCCGAAAGGAAAACATCATGGCTGCATTGCGTGGAAAGTGCTACTGGGCGAAGGTTCATGAGCCGGAACCGAATTACTTCGACCCGGAGAAGGTTGAGTACTCGATCAACATCGGTCACCTGACCGACGATGACAAGGCTCTCCTTCAGAGTCTGAATCTTGGCGACAAGATCAAGACCGACAAAAAGGATGTCATGGGCGACTTCATCCAGTTCAAGGCGAAGAACGTCAAGACTATCTACAATCGCGAGACCGGGGAGCGTGACGAGATTGAGAACACGATCATGGTCGTGGACGCTGATCTGAATCCTGTTCCCACGGACGTACTTATCGGTAACGGTTCCGAGGTTGTGGTCTCCTTCCAGCCGATCCACTACAAGAAGCTGAAGAAGTGGGGGGTTGAACTCCTCGGCGTTCAGGTTATTGAACTGAACGAGTACAGCCCGGGTGCTGATCCGATGGCTGACTTCAAGGCCGCTGCCTCCGGCAGTGAGTCTGCGTTCGCAGCATAGTACATTGCCATGAAGAATATCGATACCATCACTGATGATCTACAGACGATGTTCGACTTCGGGGTCTCGTCTCCTGATCCCCGGAATGTCGAGCGGTTCCTGACTGACGTCAAGGAATCGGTTCTCCGGTCTATCGGGGAGACAACGTCTGGCCCGTCCAATCTTCGGATGTCTAATCTTGGGCGGAAAGATCGTCAGCTTTGGTACGATATTCGACGTGGCAGGACCGGGGGCCTCCAGTATTCAACCCGCATCAAGTTTCTGATGGGGCATATCATGGAGGCCCTCGTTCTTTTCCTCCTGAAGGAGGCAGGACATACCGTCGAGGACGAGCAGAAGACGCTGGAGGTTGATGGTGTCGTCGGGCACATGGATGCCCGGATCGACGGGGTCATCACCGACGTTAAGACTACGTCCCGATTCGGATTCCGAAAGTTTGCAGACGCCGAGACGCTGACATCCGACGATCCGTTCGGCTACATCGGGCAGGTGTCTGCCTACGCTCATGCAGAGGGGGACAGCCGGGCTGCCTTCCTTGCAATCAACAAGGAATCGGGGGAGATCGGCGTCTGCACTGTCTCCGGTAATCAGATGATCAATGTCCCGGAGCGAATTGCCCATGTCAAATCCGTACTCGATTCTGATGATCCTCCACCTCGGTGTTACGATCCGGTCCCAGACGGGGCGTCAGGGAATATGGCGTTGCCAAAGGCGTGTTCGTTCTGTGATCACCGATCTGAGTGCTGGGCCGATGCAAATGGCGGTCGAGGTCTACGAGGATTCGCCTACGCCGGAGGAGTGAAGTACCTCACCCACGTATCCCGTGAACCAAATGTCCCGGAAGTCTAACCTAGGTCATTGGAAAAATCCCGGAAGGTTGAAGCTGGACCCTGAAGAATCCTTCGGCTTTGTCTATCTGATTGTAAACACGCTGACCGGGCGGCGGTACATCGGGAAGAAGCAGTATCACCGATACTCGAAGGGACGTCGTCGTGGTGTGTCGGACTGGAGGACATACACCTCGTCATCCCGGGAGGTGAACGAGGACATCACCCGGCTTGGGAAGAAGAACTTTCACTTCGAGATACTGGCAGAGTTTCAGACCCGTGGCGGGCTGACGTACGGGGAGACGAATCTACAGCACGTAACCGACGTGCTGACACTGGCTGACGAGAACGGTAACCGGATATTCTATAACGCATTCATCGACAAGATACGTTTTATCCCGGGAGAGTTCCTCTCTGACGCCGACAAACAGAGAGTTGTTCGCCGTGTCAGAAATTACAGTTGACGATGGATTCCTCGATCTGCTATTAGACGAGGCAGCCCGGGACAACAGGCAGGACCCTCACCGTCTGCTCTTCCTTGCGGTAATCTTTCAGGCACTCCTTGACGCAACCAAGCCGGAGAACGAGAATGAGTCGGCAGAAGCGGTACTGGCCCGGGACAGGGCGAAGGGATGGTTCTTCGCCCCGGCTGGGGTCACGGCCACAGATTTCGAAACAGTCTGTGACCTTGCCTCCGTCGATCCCATGCAGGTCAGAACCTATGCAACCCGGGTTCTCCGGGACGGGACAGAAACATTTGTCAGAAGGAAGATCAATGCGATCCTCAACCACTAAGACCAAGTCTGACGGCTGGTCTACCGACTACTACGAACTGCCCCCGGGTGCCCGGGAACTTCAGGACCTTATCGAGTACAGGGAGATGAACTTCTCTGTCGGTAATATCTTCAAGGCTGCGTACCGCCTTGGCCGGAAGGAGGGGGCTGACACGCTCTACGATCTGCGGAAGATCATGTGGTACGCCGAGCGGGAGATAGCCCGTCTGTCGTCCGTGGCGGACAACAAGTACTGCCTGTTCTGTGACGAACGACACGCCGGTCCCTGCCCGTACGAGGGGACTGAGATGAGCGAGTACAACGATCTTTACGAGGACACCGACAAATATGAACAGCCCTGAACGCACCCTCCATCTTCCTGCGTCTGACTCCCACTTTGCCGGGGCAGGGTGGGATTACCAGAAGCCGCAGCGTGAGGCTGCCATCGCTGCCTGTCGTCAACACCGGACTGCCGTCGATGTCGGTGCACACGTCGGTATCTGGACCCGCCGTTTCGCCGAGGTCTTCAAGTCTGTCTGGTCGTTCGAGCCGTGCCCGGAGAATCTTCTCCCCCTGTACCGGAACACTGACGGGCTGAAGAACGTGGTTGTCAACGATGCAGCCATTGCAGAAGGTCCGGACGTCCTTGCCCTGAAACGACTCAGGGCGGACAACTCCGGCATGTGGCGTCTGGCCGCACCCGGGGAGGAGATCAAGTCTAACTCCTACTTCGTCCGTGTCGTTGCCCTTGACGATCTCCAGATTCCTGATGTTGACCTGATCAAGATCGACGTGGAGGGGGTGGAGCCTCGTGTTCTACTCGGTGCCCGACAGACGATCCAGACGTACCGGCCTGTCCTCTGTATCGAGGCGAAAGAATCCGATTCTGAGGAACGGATCAATATGGTTCTTGACTACTTCGAAGTTCCGTATAAGATGAGCCGGGTCGGATCAGAAGCTATCTACATCCCGGAGTAAATCATGGCAAAGAAGATGACTGGGTTTGAGAAGCAGCGCATTCTCAAGACCCACACCCGTCGGCGCAACAAGCCGCACGGGCGACGACACGCGAAGAAGATGACCCCCAAGTCTGGTATCCGTAACAAGCGAGGCTTCTATCTGTGAAGGCTACATACATATCTCATATGGGCGACGATAGCCTTGTTGTTGACGCTGCGCGTGTGTCCTTCGCCCGGAAGGCAGCCGAGTTCACCCCGGCGCAGAACGACAAGCTGATCAGGTACCTTGCCCGGCACGGCCACTGGACACCGTTCGGGCATCCGCAGATCACCATTCATATTGAGGCACCGATCTTTGTCGCCCGTCAGCTTGTCAAGCATCAGGTCGGCCTTGTCTGGAACGAGGTGTCCCGCAGGTACATCGACAGCCCACCGACGTTCTTCACCCCCCGGTCGTGGCGTCCCCGGGCTGCCAACAACAAGCAGGGTTCTGTC